ATTTTTAATTTAGGAACAAATACTGGCACAAGCAATCAAGAGATTGTCGATTACGTGTCTAAAAAATATGGATTTAACAATATTAAAATTGGACTTCGAAGAGCCGGAGATCCTGCTGAACTAATAGCCAATGCGTGGATGGCAAATACATTGTTAAATTGGCATCCAAAGTACAGTGATTTACCCACAATCGTAGATTCGGCATATAAATGGTATACTAACCGTTGACATTTTGGCTTACCGGTTGTATAATAGTACTATTATTGTTTCAACTAGGAGCCAAAATGAAGTTATATACAGTTATCGCAAGTGTAACTGCTGGATTGATCTTATCAGCCTGTGGCGGAGGCATTGACACAGTCCAAAATGTACACACAAATTCAACAGTGATGTCTCCTAGTTTGGTTGCTACACCATTGGCATCTATTAATCCAAATTTGTTAGGCACAGGATACGGACACTCACTGAGTCCAACTGATTTGCGACAACATTATAACATTCCAACTGTGTTGGCTGGATATGGAAATATTGCACTAAACGGTGCCGGAATAACCATTGCCATTGTCGATGCTCCTGGAAGCAGTAACATATCCTCAGACTGTAATACATTTAGTTCGCAATACAACTTGCCACCATGTGTGGTACAACAAATTAATTTGGGCGGGACAGTTGATCCAAGAAATGACTGGGCCATTGAAGTGGATCTAGATGTTCAATGGGCACATGCCATAGCACCGGGCGCTACAATTTTATTGGTTACTGCTCGATCGCCATCACCTGACGACATGATGGCCGCAGTTCAAACAGCTATAACATATCCAAACGTAATTGCTGTATCAATGAGTTGGGGCATGCCAGAACAACCATACCAAGTCAGTACTGCCTATGATGGATTTTTTAGTAAGCACCCTAATATAGCATTTTTGGCAGCCTCTGGTGATTATGGAAATAATAATAATCAACAAAATTGGCCTGCGGCAAGTCCATATGTGACTGCGGTAGGCGGAACATCTTTACTGAAGTTAGGAGCCGAAGCGGCAGGTGCCGAACGAGCATGGGCATTTAGTACCGGCGGATACAGCAAATACGAATCCATGCCAGCATATCAAACAACATTGTTGACCGCCACCAACGATCCTATAAAAGCTCTTAATCAAGGCAGGCGTGCGATACCAGATGTTGCCTACAATGCAGACGTCACGAGCAGTTCTGTTGGTGTATATTGTAGTTCCCCAGGATGCTATTTAAAAGATCAATACGGTAATATAACTTCTACAGGTCCGTGGTATGCGGTCGGCGGAACCAGTGCCGGAGCTCCACAGTGGGCAGGCATTGTTGCTCTTTGGTCACAATACATGACAATAAAGAAAAGTTCGTTGTCGCAATTGTTGTCATTCAACGGCGGTCTTAACGGAGTGTTGTATCAAACCAAATACGATCAAAATCCCAAACAAGATTTTTTCAATATAATTTCAGGGTCAAATAGCAATGACAAATCATGTGCTATTTGTACAGGCATTCCAGGATACTTCGATGATGTAACAGGGTTAGGAGAACCTAACGTGGCAAATTTACTAAGTTATTTTTGACATGTCTAAATAATATGTGTATAATGTTAACAAAGGAATAATATGTCAAAAATTAAAATAGCAGAGTTGTTTTATTCAATACAAGGAGAAGGCAGATATATGGGAGTCCCCAGCGTGTTTTTACGCACATTTGGATGCAATTTTTCTTGTAGGGGATTCGGCATGCCAAGAGGAGAACTAAGTGATGAAGTCAATGATATCGCAAGTGTTGTACAAATGTACAATGATTATAAAGAGTTGCCTTTGGTATCTACAGGGTGTGATTCTTATGCTAGCTGGGATCCTCGTTTTAAGCATCTTTCTCCTTTACTGTCTACTGATAGCATTGCCAATTCAATTATGGATGTACTTCCTCACAAAACGTGGCAAGACGAACATCTCGTAATCACAGGCGGTGAACCGTTATTAGGTTGGCAACGTCAATATCCTGATTTATTGGATCATCCCAGTATGGCAGGACTAAAAGAGATTACATTTGAAACAAATGGAACTCAAAAGTTGTCACCGGAGTTTAAGAACTATCTTTGTGTATGGTCAGGACTGCCTAAACATCATCGTGAGATTACATTTAGTGTAAGTGCCAAATTGCCAGGCAGCGGGGAGAGTTGGGACGATGCTATTCGACCAGAAGTTGTTGTCGAATACGAATGTGTAGGTACCGTGTATCTTAAATTTGTGGTAGCAACAGAACAAGATATTGCTGACGCAGAATGTGCGGTTGGTGCTTATCGTGCCGCAGGATTTACTGGTCATGTTTATTTGATGCCAGTAGGTGGTGTAGAAAGTGTTTATAACTTAAACGCCAAAAATGTAGCATTAGCGGCAATGAAGCGTGGATGGCGTTACAGCGATAGACTTCAAGTGCCATTATTTAAAAACGAGTGGGGTACATAATGAACAAGTTTATTAAACGTATATTCGGCATTGACAAAATTGAAGCTGTCAAAGAAGACGCTCTGGCCATTGCTAAAGAAGCGTCATTGGCTGCCGAAGAGGCAATAAAACGTGCAGAAGAAGCTGGTAAACAGGCTCGGTTAACCTCAATGAGTCCAAAAGATCGTGCTACAGAATTAGGTGAGCCGTGGATTGCTGTGCTAGATACACATGTCAACGAAGAAAACATACGCAATGGATTTTTTGAACTTGACTGGAACGACCAATTTGTGTTAGAATTAAAAAAGAATGGATACATAGGCGACACTGATGAAGAAATTGTTGATCAGTGGTTTAGTGAACTGTGTAGAAATGTTGGCGCAGATGCCGGTGTTGATATGAGTCGCAGAGGTACTGGTTATATCAATGTAAACAATTTAGGCAATGGCAGAACGGAAGTTTCTTAATGAACAAAACATATATTATCGTTGATACAGCAAATACTTTCTTTAGAGCACGTCATGCTATTAGAGGCACATTAGAAGATAAAATTGGTATGAGTATACATACCGTTTTGAGCAGTGTGAGAAAAGCCTGGCGAGATTTTAAAGGTGATCATGTTATTTTCGCACTAGAAGGTCGTAGCTGGCGTAAGGATCATTATGCTCCTTACAAACGTCAACGTAGTGATGCTCGTGCCGCGGCTAGTCCAAGAGAACAAGAAGAAGATCGTGTATTTTGGGAAACGTTTGATCAGTTCAAAGAATTTATTACAACTAAAACCAATTGTACTGTATTACAACATGCCCAACTAGAAGCCGACGATTTAATTGCTGGTTGGATACAAAGTCATCCCAATGATAATCATATTATCGTTAGCACAGATGGAGATTTTGCACAGCTCATAGCACCAAATGTAAAACAGTACAATGGTGTAATGGAAATTACAACTACACACGAGGGGTACTTTGATGCCAAAGGTAAACGTGTCATTGATAAAAAAACTAAACAAGAAAAGCCCGCGCCGGATCCGGCCTGGTTGCTATTTGAGAAGTGTATGCGTGGAGACACCTCCGACAATATCTTTAGTGCTTATCCAGGAGTACGTGAGAAAGGGACAAAGAATAAAGTTGGTCTCCGTGAAGCCTATGCTGACAGGGAGGCTAAAGGATTCTCTTGGAACAATATGATGCTTCAACGTTGGACTGACCACAACGGCGAAGAGCATCGAGTTGTCGATGATTATAATCGTAATGTTGTGTTGTGCGACTTAACAGCACAACCTGCTGATATTAGATTGTTAATCAACGATACCATTAACACAGCAACAACAGCAGAAAAAAATATTAGCCAAGTTGGAATACGTTTATTAAAATTGTGTTCATCATACGACTTGGTTAAAATCAGCGAACAAGTTGAAAGTTACGCAGAACCATTAAACGCAAGGTATGTATTATAATGTCAGTTGCCAAAGTATTAATTCCAGACCAAGAATGGTTGATCACTGATCGCCAAACAAAAATTGGTAGTATTGCTAAAAATAAAAAAGGATATTTGTTTTTACACAAAGGACAAGCGGTTAATATTAATGATATTAACGAAATAAAAAATCAATTTGGTATTGCGTTGTTTGAAGAAAGTATCAAGAATAATACAAAGAAAAAAATCAAACCTACAACATATAGTATCTACGATTACCCTTGTCGTTCAGAACCCTATGACCCTATCTATTCTGTAAAACAAAAGTTACCGCTGTTTGCCAAAAGTGCTAAAAGTAAGAGTCAGTATTGTGCAGGACACTATATTATTAGATTTCGTAAAGGTTGGGCTAAAGCATTCTGTCCAAAACTTATCACTTTAGAACGATATCCTTATCACGGTCCATTTAAAACCGAAGAAGAGATGAAAACTATATTGGCACAAGTAAATAAAGAATGAAACAGCTAAACACATTACCCATAGAAGATTTCTTAGATAAGGCTCGTATTGCCATCAAAAGCAATCAAAAAAGCCTCACTTTGAGCATAAAAGAGGTCACAGATTTACAAAATAGCCTAAGTATTGTAATGACTAGATTAACTGGGGATATGGAAAAATACATTTCTTCAGCACAACCGGATATAGAAATCAAAATTGACGGTGGAAAATTCTAATTTTATCGCTAAATATATACGCACTAAATTCGGAGCGTATATAAATGAGTCGTCCAAAGCCAACTATATTATTAG